CATTTGTAGTATCCATAATAGAAGCGCGTAGGTATTTGGCAATGATTAATTCAGAGTTCAATAGTTGTTCAGAAGAAATATTTGCCAACCATTGATATTTTGTACGAGAGAGAACTTCGTCTGCAGGTATATAAATACCATATGCACTACTGTCTAAATCAATATATGATTCTGCACATAGATCATCCAACAATATAGGTCTGTTTCTATTACTTTTAATACCGATTTCTTTTCCATCAATTACATGTAGTTTATCTTGCATAGAGAATTCAATACATTTGTGATTAATTAAACCCAAAAATGCGTCTTCTTTAGAAATATGTCCGTCAATATTTAATTGTTTCAAATAATCGCCTAATTCTAAAATGATCGGATCATTTTTCTCTGCACCAATAATATCAATTCCTGGAATAAAATAGGATCCCAAGTTCTCTCTTTGTAAGTTTGATGTGCGATTAATGGTTTGTGTTACGAATGGTTTCTTATTGGCTATACAATCATCATATAATGGTTTCAAATTTTTCAAACAAATGAATGAATTTGGAACTGCCATACCACCGTACGCGTAAATTAGCTGTGTCATTGCTAAATTTCTATAATATTGTTTTACTGGATTAGGTACATTACTGAGATCAATATTCCATCCGGGAATTAATTTCGTAAAGGATTGATCATCAATAAGACAAATATTAAAATCATCCCCACAGTGATTAATAATTGTTTTAATCGTTAAATGCAAATAATCTTGGTTTAGATTTGTAGTATTTCTAGAAGAAAAATCTTTCCATCTACGAGCATTCATTTCATATTTTGAATGAATCCATAGTTTCGGACGATTTTGACCATACAACGGCGAATCATTTAATAAGTATTCTTTGATTAAATCATAGGTATCATCCGTTTCATAAGCTTTTTTCAAAAATTTTGATGAACTGGCAACTATACCAATTATTCCTAATGTAATTAAAAAACCTGGTAAATATTTAGATTTAAACATTGCTTTAATATAGTATTTTAGTAGATTTTAAAAAAGCGGAAAATTAAAAATACACAAAATAAACTATATTGTATTTTGACTCGTTGTATTTCATCTTTGATGTAAACATGATTGTATTGTTTTTACATATTTGACGTACGATATTTGTAAACGATTTATACGTCATTTCACGATTCAAATAAAAATACTTTCCTACATGATAATAATCCCTCAAATCTGATAGAAATTGTGTATGATAGTTATGGAAAAGCATCTTTTTATAAGCATTCGTATCTATTAAGTAGTATTTATCGGTTTTTAGACAAATCTTTTCCAACAAATTATACAATAATATGTTTGGAACGTCTGTTCTAAAAATTTGAGAAGACATTGGTATAATTATTAGTTATTTTTTTATATAATTAATATAACGTTTAAATTTCCTAAATACATCTAACCTATCTCTTCATCTTCTTCTTTACTATATGTTATGTTCTCTCTGTAATCAGGCAATACCCATTTGTTCTCTAGTCTCTGATATACATTAGTTGAATTCCCTCTATAATACATCGTCCATAGAGAACATTCGTCCGAACTACACACAATATATTTACATTTTGACATCAGCATTACAACTGCCAAACACTTTTTACTAAATATCTCTTTGTTGTCCACTTTACATGGCTCTTTTAGACCTACCATACACTCCATCTCATTATCTAAATACACACAATCCACACGCATCTTTTCTCTCATATATTCTAAAAATCCATTATCTACACTGTTTACGAGAACTTGTAAACCAGAATTTTGTTTTATTAATTCTTCTACTTGTAACAAATACATTTTATATGTTTCCATTTGCGTTTGCGTATCTACAGGTTCATTGTAAAAAACAACCAAACTATTGTTATAATCTATCTTATACAAGTTCTCAATACACGTCAATTGTTTCATCACTTCAATGGATGGTAAAAAATATTTACAAATATATTTTGTAATCATATCAAAGTTTATTAACTTGTATTCGGAGAACTTTTCACTCTTTTTGTCGGATTTTCCGACATTTTCGGCATTTCTTTCATAGAAGGTTACAGGAAATTTTGCAATAGGAATAACAACAGATACTTCATCATAGTGTTTAAAATAATCAAAAGTGATATCTTTTTCGTCATTTTTATACCATTTATATTGACGAGAACTATCAACAATATCTGGTAACATGTGTCTATTGTTTACATACTCTACAATAGCCGTCAGTATAACACTTGAACACGAGAAGAATTCAGAATCTGTATCATTCACTTGTACTCTATTGTCTAGTAGCAAAAATGGTTTTGTTTCGGCTGCCTTTTTCATAAGTTCCATTCTTTGCTTTTCAATAATTTTTTTTCTGGCACGACTCGGTGCAACTAGACTAAAATTCATATTGTTAATATGGATAAACATATATTTAACTTATTTATATGTTTATAATTATAAATTGAACTTTTCGTAAATATTATTTGTAATAAAAGCGAGTTCTATTGGATCTTCATGTATATTGTGGAAAATAGTAATATATTTACAAAGTAAAATAATAACCTCATATTTAATGTTGTCTTCAATTGTAGTTGTGGTTTTGGTATAATAAAATAAATAATCAAGAATATCTATTACTGAATACCCATAATCATAAATATTGAAAAGGGTTTTAATGGCATCTTGTAGATTGTTTTTTCTAATAGAATCATAAAAATTATCAAAATGTGAGAACGAAATAGAAGAACATAATACTTTTACAGTTTCTAATTCCAATTCATCCGATTCTTTATATAAATAGCATTTTTCAATATAATTAATCAGTTTTCGCAAAGAATTATTTGCAATTTGTATTAAATAGTCTTGAATGTCTTCGCTCAATTCAATGTTCTCCACTTGAATGATTTTTTGCATTATCATTTTCATATATTCATCCGTTTGTTTTGGTATAGAGGCTATATGTAATCTAGATTGTAAACTCTCAATAACTTTCTGTATATTATTACAAGTGGAAATAAAAAAAATATTCTTACTATATTTATCAATATAATTCCGAAAAACTTGTTGACTTTGTTCATTTATCGTGTCTATATCATCAATTAATACTAATTTTTTCTTACCATAAATAGCACTTTTGGATTGACAAAACGTTTTCATTTCATTTCTGAAATATTGTATACCTTGTTCTTTTAATGTATTGATATGTAATGTATTGTTCTCGGGAATTCTTTCATTTAATGATAAATCATAATAAGTTCTCGCAATGCAGTTTAAAAGAGTGGTTTTTCCTGAATTACTATTACCGACAAATAAAATATTCATACTATCCAATTCATTTAGTTTTTCAATTAGCTGAATAAATTGTGTATCATTGGTAAATTCATTTATATAATTCGGTTTATATTTAGTAATAAAAGTGGATTTATTATTCATTGTAAATCATAGTAAATAATATTTAAATAAGATTTGCGAAAAATATTATAAAAACATATATTTATAACATTATATGGCAGAACTTGATTACTATGATATTTTAGGTATAAAAGAAGATGCTAGTGAATCCGAGATAAAGAAGGCTTATAGAGCACTGTCATTACAATATCATCCTGATAGAAATCAATCCGATGAGGCAAAAGACAAGATGAATTTGATAAATGAAGCATATTCAACGTTGGGTGACAAAGATGATAAAAAGAAATACGATCACAAGCGTAAGTTTGGCGGTGGATTTGGTGGTATGAATATACCGGGTGATAATGATTTTCAAGATATAAATAACATATTTAATATGATGTTTGCGGGTGCGGGAATGCCTCCTGGAATGGGGTTAAATATGAATGGAGGTCCTCAAATTCGTGTTTTTCATAACGGTCATGGTGCTCAATTCCAATTTAATCATGGGGGAATAAAACGACCGGATGTTATACATAAAAATGTTGTTATTACATTGGAGCAGTCGTTTAATGGTTGTGTAATTGAGGTGGACGTGGATAGAACAATAGAAAAGGATGATGAAGTTAAAAAGGAAAATGAAACATTGTATGTCAACATTCCAACAGGAGTTGGTAATAATGATGTATTAACGTTGCAAGGTAAAGGTAATGTTGTAAATACAATGATTAGTGATATAAAAATAAAAGTGACGGTGGAGAACAAGACGCCTTTTATACGACAAGGTCTAGATATTATTCTAAAACGAACATTAACATTAAAAGAATCTTTGTGTGGGTTTTTGGTAGAATTCACATACTTAAACGGGAAAAAATTTGCCGTAAACAATAAAGATAATTATACAGTTATTAAACCCGGATTTAAAAAAGTTATTCCCGGAATGGGCATGGTAAAAGAAAACCAAAAAGGAAACTTTATTCTTCACTTTGACATTGAATTCCCAAATGTACTGGAAGAAGACGTACGCAAAAAGATTGAAGAACTCTTATAATAATATTTATTATACAATAAACATTATTCAATTATTTAGGCACTAATACGCTTGGTAAGAATCTCTACATCCACAATGTAAATAGAATTCTCCGTCATAATAATATATTCTGAACCCACCTTGTAAATCTTGGAAATAGGACTTGTATATTCATCCTCACTCTTTACTAACAATTTCTCTTGTGATTCTTTTACACCAATTAATGCTTTCTTTTCTAATGAATGTGTCCAATAATCAAGCATAATAGGTTTATCCTCTATAATAGACAACTTACTAGCATGCAATAACGTTTTTGTTTCAGGCAATCTATATCCAGAACTCTCTGTTTTTTCGGTTTTTTCAGTATTATCCATTTATAATTTATTTTAATAAATAACTTTAAATATGTTAATACATAAAATATATTATTTTTTGTGCAAATTTATATATAATGAAATGTATATATGACAAAGCGCATACTGTGGGATGATAAGAATATAAAAACGCGCATTATAGACAAGTATTATATTGTAATAGAAGAATTATTAAACCAGTTGGAGAACATTTTAACAAATATATGCGATATTGATATTTCCACATGTATGTTTATAGGATTGAATTCTATTTATAGAGTATTTGAATATGTCTTAATCAAAACGAAGAACATTGAGAAGGCGTATTATTATGCTCAAAAAACGTATTTGTATTATATTGAATATATGGAACAGGTACATAAAACAAACTTACAAAATTCATTGAATCAAACAGACGCTGTACTTTTTATTTATAAGAAAACCATCTTTGAAATGCAAAACGGCAACGACGGTAAACTATTTGATACGATTACAAATATTATGACATTTGAAGAAGAGATTACACAATTAAACAGCAAAGAATATTATGAATTACTTGTGCGTCTAAATAAAATAGTGAATGTCTTTTTCTATTGGAATAATCCATCGTTTACATTCCAAGAAAGGCTACAAATTAGTAAATTATACTTAAAGAAATACTTATCCGCATGCGAATATTTACAAGATATTCTGTATTTAGAATTATTACAAGAAAAAGTTGTATTTAAATATGATACGTATTCTAAACTACTAGATGAATTTTTAAACTTTCAAATAAAAAATAAGAAAAATGCTAGTATACTGCAAGATAACAAAGAAATGTTTATTTTAAAATTCTATATTGAAAAGGATGTTATGTGTCAAACCATTAGAAACGAAGATATCAAGGGGCTTTTAAATTGGATGTACCGACCCCTAATTCATTCATAATCACGTTTTTAAAATAATCATTTGTCATATATACACTCTTTTTACGTTGTTTTTCTTTTTTCTCTTTTACTTGTACTTTGTCAGATATTGTCTTTATATTACAATATTCGGTCTTTAAAATATTTTTGATAAAATCATATACAAAACGCAATACTTTTTCTGTACAATTACCTACAATCAAGCAACTACCCGTTCTAAAAATCATGAACGATATTTCTGTATACTTCTTATTATCAAATAATTCGGACAATTTCATATCCCGATCCGTCTCCTCTATTAATCCGTTCTGAACACTTTTATCAAATGGTCTTGCATTGTTGAAATAATATTTACATTTAATTCCTGGATAACTACTCGGATCATAGGAAGTTTCCAAACAATATTTATCCGATTTCAATATTCTATATAAGTTGTCCCTATTTATGAAAAATCCACATTTAAAATTAGAATTAATTAATACATTATCTTCCGTGCATGCTTCTGTAAAATATAATACATTCTCTACGTGTGGTTGCAAATAACGAAGAACATATACTTTCACCCTTTCTAATAAATTTAAGTTTAAAATACCCGGAATCTCCAACTTACCTGTATTAAATACTTTTACATGAATCTCTTTAAAAGAGTCACCTTCTTTAAATCGTAATATGATAGCAAAACAATTATAAAATGCATTTTTGACTTTACCTCTACAATTCATTATATCCTTTTTAGATATTCCTACAGTTATTTTTCGTTCATCTTTAAATTTTATTCTACGCGCAGACGGATTATGTATCTGTTTTATAATATTTTCCTTGTAATAATTTAAATTTTCCAATTTTTGCTTATAAACCTCATATTCTTCTGGTGTTTTTGAAACAATTTTCATCTGTTTCTTAACAATACCATCTTCTGGTTTAAAATAATCAATCACCGGAAGCTCCCAAAATATGTTATAAATGTCAATTGCAGAATTCAAGTACAATACTTTGGTCGTAGTAGAAATATATAGATCTTCGCATTCAGGTGCTTCTATATTATTTGTACCGTTATTCCCTGCCTCTTCTTCTTCTTCTTCAAAATCCAATTCACTCCCTTTAAGATAATTATCCCATTCATCGTCAATGTCCATGTTGTATTTTATATATAATTTTTAACTACTTGAAGAATCAATTTTTTATATCATAAATTTCTTAAATTGATTTATCATGTATTTTAAAATTGTTTGGATATTACCATCTTGTAAATGGGTTATATTTTGACATACTTTTAGAAAATCACTTGTAATATCTATTTTTTCATTTTGTATTAAATATAAAATATATTTTTTAATCAAGTTCTTTTTGTCTGTGTTATATTGGATACTTTTTTGAGTAAAAAACAGTAATATCTCTTTTTCAGTTTTATCTGTCAATAATAATTCATGTAGATTATCCCAAACTTCATGTGTTATAATGGATTCAATGCATTTTTTGTTTTTTTGATTTAATTGAATAAAGTTTATCATGCTTCTTATGTCGGAATTGTATAAATTTAATAATTCTTGGATTTCAGTGTCGGACATTTTGAGTTTTTCGGACATACAAATGCTTTTTATAAAAATAAAAATATCATCTTTTGGCAACTGATTAAAACGAACACATATAAATTCATTTTTCAAGGATTCATCTATTTTGCTTATATAATTACATATTAAACAATACCTAACATTATAATTGGAAAATTGCAACAAATATTTTAATGCTTGTTGTGCGTTTTTCGTCATATAATCAACCTCATCTAATATCACGAATTTAATAGAGTTCTCAAAAAAATTATTTGTTCTTACAAACTGCAATATTTGATTCCGAATAATATCAATACCTCTTTCATCGGAAGCATTTAAATGGATTACAGATCCTTTACTATTTTTTGAATACTTTTCATTATATGCATTAATCAAATTGATAATCGTAGTGGTTTTACCAGTACCCGGTGGACCATAAAAAAGGAGATTCGGGAAATATTCAGTGCGTAATATGTTTTGAAACATTTTCTTATTCATATCGCTCAAGACAATTTTATCAAAATCATTTGGACGATATTTTTCTACCCATGGAATGTTCGTATTATTTTGCATATACGTTATTTATAATATTTATGTTTAAATAATAATAAGATAAAATTGATATAATGAATACAGATTTAGTATATTAAAAAATGAACGGATATCTAGAATTAATCATTGGTCCAATGTTTTCGGGCAAAACATCAAAGCTTATTCAAATATATAATTTACAAAAAATATACAACTTTAATCTATGCAATATTGCGGTTATTAATTATGTAAAAGATACTAGATATAGTAACACAACTTTAACGAATCATGATAAATTAGAAATACCGTGTCTATTTTGTGAAAATCTATCCGAAATATTGGATTCCGACGAAATTAAAAATTCCAAATTGGTTTTAATCAATGAAGGCCAGTTTTTCAAAGATCTATATGATGTTACAATTGAATTGGTTGAAAAAAGACAAAAACACGTATACATTGCAGGATTAGATGGCGATTTCAAAAGAAATCCATTTGGAGATATGATGCGACTAATTCCAATATGTGATAAGATTGATAAACTACATGCATGGTGCGCTAATTGTACTACAAAGGAACGAGCAATCTTTTCCCATAGAATAAACAATAGTGAGGATCAGGTACAAATAGGCGGGAGTGACAGTTATATACCCTTATGTAGGGGGTGTTACCTGTCAAAGAATCCGGCGTGAAAATGTTTTATGAAACAATATAAATACTTTTTTGATCTATTTACAATAAAATGGAGAATAATCCGGAAGTTGTAGTGAAGAAAAAAAGAGGTCGTAAAAAAAAGTCAGAGATAGAGCAACAGAAAAATGAAACGCCGACTGAACCCCCAGTTCCAAAAAAAAGAGGCAGAAAGCCAAAAGGCGGTAAGTTAACGAACAAACCTATAATGTTAAATGATGACAATTTATCAAAGACAAATATTATTCTACACTTGAAATGTTCTATGAGTGATATTGATATACAAAACACAAATCCAGATCATATGTTATCTGACCCATTAAGTTATAAACCAGTCGCTCCTCCGGATATTATGGCATATACAAATGAAGATGCCGTATTCTCCACATTCAATGATACACAGATGAAAACAAATTATGCATATGATGAAGTAAATACGGATGTCAAAAATATTTGTATGAAATGTAAAGGTATCGTGGAAGAAAATGAAGAAGATGAATTTGTAGAAGAAGATGATGAAATTAGTTTGAAGGACGTTAATAATAAGCTAAAATCATTGAAATTACAATTATACAAAGATTCAAACCCAGATAAAAAATCTGCTTGTTTCTGGTGTACGTATGAATTTGATAATCCTTGTTGTTATATTCCTAAAAATGAAACCGAAGAGACTACAACGGGTTATGGATCTTTTTGTAGACCAGAATGTGCAGTTGCATATTTAATGAAAGAAAACATTGATGATTCTACTAAATTTGAAAGATACCAATTATTAAATAAGATTTATGGTAAAGTATTTCAATATAGTAGAAACATTAAGCCTGCACCAAACCCGTATTATTTGTTGGATAAATTTTATGGTAATTTAACAATACAAGAATATAGAAAATTAATGAAATCGGAGCATATGTTGTTGATTTTGGAAAAACCATTGACAAGGGTTTTACCTGAACTGCATGATGATATGGATGATTCCAAATATCAAACCAATAACCCCAATAAAACAAATGGTTATAAAGTAAAAAGACAAAGTGAAAAGGTAAAAGGTCCTTCAAAGAACGAGATAATAAAGGAAAACTTTGGTTTCGTGTAAATGATTTAAATATATTTTGTTAACATATTTAAATTAGATGAAATATATTACAATTCATTTGATGGGTGGTTTAGGTAACCAATTGTTTCAAATATTTACTACTATCGCATACGCAATAAAACATAATTTACGTGTTATTTTTGAATATTCAACTGAATTAAGAAGTGGAATCACCAGACCAACTTATTGGAACTCTTTTTTGAAGAACATAGAAAACCTTACTACAAAGAATCCGGAATATTCTTCTGTCATACCTTATTTGAATCGTTTCGTTACTATTAAAGAATCCGGATTTCATTATACTCCTATACCTGCACTTGCTAATATAAACTATTTGAAACTGTTTGGCTACTTTCAAAGTTACAAATATTTTAAAGAGGAATTTGAACAGATTAGTAAAATGATCTTGTTACAAGAACAAAAAGACATGGTTAAGGGAAAATATACGAATCTATTCAATACTACTTATAATATTAGTATGCATTTTCGTTATGGAGACTATAGAGCGAAAGAAGATTGCCACCCCTGTTTACGCATTAATTACTATATTGAATCCATCAATAAAATTCTTTTTTTATTAAAAGGTAAAAAAGACAATTTACAAATTTTATATTTTTGTGAAAAAACGGAAACGCAGTTTGTAAATAAAATGATTGAACAATTAAAAGTTACGTTTCCATTTATACTTTTTACAAAGGCTGATGATAATATTGCCGATTATGAACAATTATTAATTATGTCTTTATGCAATGCCAATATTATAGCAAATAGTTCATTCAGTCTATGGGGAGCTTTTTTTAATACAATGGATAATAATATTGTATGTTATCCCCATTTATGGTTTGGACCTAAACTTGGTTCTTATAATACGAAAGACATGTATCATGAAAATTGGCATAAAATAGAATTTGTAAATAATGGAATGATATAAAAAATTGATCTTATAATTAATTATATCTTGTTTATAAAACTATATTATTTATAAAACAATGACAAACGAATACAAGAAGAATTACAGAGCTTTCCTCCAGTTACCTATGGTACAAAAACTTATTGCTCAAAATAAAGCATTAAAAGCTGAAAATAAAGCATTACGAAAAGTTATTACCGTTATTCCCATTACAAAAGAACATGAATGTTGTAAAAATGATAATCAAACCAGACTTGTACATACTACTACTACTAACACTCCTTATCAAGAAATGACACAAGATATTGTTGATTTGACAGATGATAACAATTATATACCCGTTAGTGATGTTGAAGATGAAAATATTACATATAGTTTTGAAAATCCTCATTGGGACTATGATAAAATCAAAGCAAATATTGGAATGAAAATAAAAACTGAAAATAGTATTGAAGAAACTATTGAAGATGACGATACTCTTGGTGGAGAAGACATCGCCGAAGATGAATTTAAATGTGATGAATGTAGTACAATTCAAGGACTAAATAATTGTGAACTATGTGATGCAGAAAATGTTTGTGAAGAATGTCATGGACAAGGCGGTGATTATGGTCCACACGAAATATGGGTATGTAATAAATGTTTACCTACTTGTAATGGGTGTGGAAAAAAACTGTTTAGTGCAATAGACGATTGTTGCGGAAAAGGACGCAGTGATATAGAAGAAGAAGAGGAGGTCGTTGAAGAAGAAGAAGAAGAAGAAGAAGAAGAAGTCGTTGAAGAAGAAGAGGAAGCTGAATCCGAAGATGCCGAAGAGGAAGAGGGTAATTTTACATGTGTTAGTTGTGGAACTAATTTTGATTGTAAAATAAAAAAAACAGAATATAAAGACAATATTCCAGATGATGA